CACAAGTGAACACCTTCAGATTCTTGTCCACGAACAATTACAGGAGCAAAGATACGAACTTTCGGATCTAATTTCTTAGCCAAGCGCCAGTTTTCTTTGTCATTTGTACCACGAAGTTGTTTTGCAAATTCAGCAATTGGATCTTTTTCGCCCCAGTTCAAAGGAGAAGCGATTACTTTTTTACTACCAATACCATAGTAGAATTTCATTTCCGTAAATGGAAACTCTTTGTTGTATTTGAAAGGAACAACACGAACCGTTTGTTTACCAACTTGGGGCTTAAAGCGCTTTGTTTGGTTGTTTGAGCCACCACCTGATGAGGGTTGTTTTTGCATCGACTCAAGTTTCTTCTTGATTGCATCTAGATTCATAAATATAACTATTTTATTGTTTACAACTTAAATATAATAACCTTTATTGGGTAAGCCAAACTATACTTCAACTATCTTGAAAATCTTTGTATTCAATTGTTTGATTTCATTGTGCTGGGTAAGCAAAATACAATTTCTGTAGTGCTGCCAGTTTACTGTGTAGTTTATATCAACCACTCCACCATTTAATTTTTTAATCAACTCGTTTAGAGCATTAATGGTATAAAGTGTGTTTGATTCTTTTTTTCTATGTACTAGAATTGTGTTTTCGGGGATATCGTTTACATTACCTTGATCAACGTTATATGTAATAACATATTCGTTGTTGCTTTTAACGTGCAATACAAACATTTTATTATACATGATGGAATAACGTCTTGTTAGTTCACCAACTAACGCCTCTAAATCCTCAATCGCGGTAAACGTACAAAACAGTCTATTGTTCATCAATAAATTTTCAAATGTAAAATCATAATCATATTGATCATACATACGACGAGGGTGGTCCAAAGTACTATACATAACTTTTATTGAATTTCGTGGTAATTTTTACCGTCTTTTGTTTTAACTTGTAATTGATATTTATTAAATATTCCCAATATTTGAAGCATTACGTCAGGTTCATCTTTGTCATAATCAAATAAAAACGAATCGTACACATATAACACGAGTTTAGTATTTTTCCCGCGTAATACTCTAAATATATCATATAATATATTAACATTATTTGCTGTCTCCAAGTTTTGGAGTACATAATTTAAAAGCTTTTGTGGATTCATTTCATCCATCTCTACTCTTACAAACTCATGACCCGAAAGTGGACATATAATTTTTCCTCCATATTGGAATTCATCCCACAATCTATCTGTATAAGCTATTACTCGTTTGAAGAATTCCAAATTTTGATATTCTTTCCAAACTCCTCCGTAAATTTGCTTAAACGTGATCTCTTTTGCTTTGGCATAATCAACATCATACATCCTAGCAAACTCCCCATGAATATCAGAGCTATCAAAATTGAAATTAAGTAGATGAGCCAAAAGGGTAGGGTGATAAGCAGAAATATCCATTTCAATAAACTTATCATTACGCGGGATAAAACATTTTCGTTCTCCATTTTCTTTATTTAGGGCTGAAAAATTAATACCTCCAAAGGTATTTGAAGGTCTTGTTGTTAATGTGTTTAGGTTATATTGCGTGTAGATAAACTCGTTTGGTTGTTTATCGAAGTACTCCTCGAATAATATTGGGTCCACTTTGATACCCGCTCGTTCGAGTTGATTGAACACTAAGTCTGCCTTTTGGTAAAACGAATTCATTCTCATGTCGTTAAACTTAGAATGATTTTGTTCACATATCTCATAATGTTTTACGATCGGTACAATAGTGTTTAAGTTAGGTACTTGCGGATACCTACTGTATAATTGCGTGTGAGCCGTTGTTAATTGAGGTATATACGTATGTGGGGAGGGTGAGGGTTGGTAACAGTGCTTAATAGGAAAATAATGTAAAAACTCTTTTCTATCCCTTACATAAATTCTTTCTATACTGTTTAGTACCTTTTCTACTTGTTCTATTGTAGAGTTTATTGTCTCACTATGGTTGATTGGAATAATATACCCTTTTGTGTCCCTTTTTGGTCTAAGATAAACAGCACATATGTCGTTTTCAACTGGGTGTAAGTTGTGGGAAGTGGGGATTACTTCAACATAAACATCTTGGTGTTTTAAGTCTATGAGTAATTCAATATGGTTAGGATCTTCTATCAGCCAATACATGCTGTAAAGATACTAATTGTCTTTTAGGAAGCCAAGTAATATTTTAGAAATTTGTCTTGAAAATATTGAGTGAATCCATGCCATTTAAGATTTTGTTCAATAGATTGTACTGTTGCTTTATTTGAATTAAATACTTGGGTTTGGTTTCCTTGAATTACCCATAATACAATAACCGGAGTATAAAGATCCCAAGCAATTTTTTGGTCTCTATTTTTAAGTTTTTGATATGTATCTTTATCTATTTCAAGATATTTTATTTCATTATTTCGTTTACAAAAATATCTAGTAAATTGACCATTTGCTTTATCTTGGTCTGTTGGAAGAGTTGAGTTAAAAACCGGAAGAGCACGGATTTTTAATGGATTAGGATCTACATAATCCGTTGATTGTAAAGAAATAATTTCTTCAGGGGGTAAAGATTGGTTTTCTATTAATGGGTTAGGAAAAGAATCTGGAAGTTGTAGGAGGGAATTAGGGCCATCTTGTGGGGTTTTTCCAGTATATCGTTGTCCTGTAGAAGTTTCATAGTAATATCCTATATATTCTTCTTTTGTACTAGAGTTAGTAAATTCTTTACCACTAGTATATAAATTGGTTTTTATTTGAGATTTTGGATAATACATTTTTAACTATTTGGTTTTTTGTAGTCCATCATATAAGACATTTTAGATACTCCTGGTTTAAATGCTGCTGATTTTTTGTTATATCTATATGTTAAATCAGCACATATTAATTTTTCTACATCTCTTACCCCACTATCATATACAGATTTTAAGTTATTAGCATATTTTTGGAAGAAACCAACACCATTCCAAGTTGCTCTATAATACATAAATTTAAGTCGACCATCATTTTCTACTAATTTCCCTACTGGGTGATTTCCGAAATAGGATTTGGAGAATTGGTTATATTGGTTAGTTATATATTTTTGAAGGTTCTTTTGAAGGGTATCATATCCTTTATCAGATTTTTTAGGCATATAATTCCATGACCAACCATTTGTTACTCTTGGGAATTTATTAACATTCCACATACCTGTAGAATTTTCTCTAGCAGTAGATTTATAATTCCCATACCCAGAAATGGCATCTACAGCATTCCAAAAAGCTACACCAGTATCATTTTTAGGACCTTTTCTTAAACCTTCAGTATTACCTGCATATCTATCAATACCATATAAAGTTTCCCCGGAATTTTTATAGATTGCAAAAGAACTTTTTAATTGTTTATATGTTTTAGATTTTGGATCTGAATCATAAGCGTGTGCTGGGTGGTAATATCCTCCTTCTAGGTAATCGACTATGGCTTGAACAAGGGTGTTATCTTTTGTTGAAGTTGCTTTAATAAGACCTTTAGCAGAACTAGACATTCCTTTAGCTGGTGGGAGTTCATTACAAGAAGAAATGGTTTTCGTTGTCCCTTTACCAACACTTGTAACTGATTCTTGGATAGAAGAAACATCAATTCTAGCAGTGGATTTTTTTCCATGTTTAGGAATTAAAGTAGTTTCTACTTGGGTAGTCCAATCATTACCAGTTAAATTATGGGATATCCCAGTTATAATAAAACTAGATTTAGTACCATATACTTTAGGTAAAAATTCAGTATTTACTTCAAGTTTATTATATATTTTAAATCCAGAAATTCCATCTAATGTAAAACTTAATTTAAATGGAATAAACCCAATAGTTCCACCAGAAGTATCATTATCTGCTGCTTCTTTTGCTATTAAATATTTGTAGTATTCAGTTACAACAGATAAATTACGTTCTATAGCATCGGTATTTAAAGTAAAATTTCCACTAAGACCTGTAAATCCATAACGAGTAATATAACCTCCGGAAATAAATTCACTAACATAATTTACTTCTGCTTCATTATCATCAGGTGAAACTGAATTAATATTACCAGGGGTGAATTTTTCTTTGAATCTATCTCGTAAACCTACATTCCATTTTGAGAATGCAGTTGCTTCAGTTCCTTTAACATATCCCCCAGCGGTTGCACCTACTGTAACCATAGTTGCAAATTCAGGAGTGATTGCTGTTTTTAAATCAACATTTCTTACAAAATTTGAAATGTAATTATCTCCATTTTTATTATATCCATATAATTGAAGAGTATAATTAGTAGTGGGTTTATCAGAATGCCCAGGAATGGGGGTAGTATCTACAATATGAAGAGTATTAGTAGATTCGTCTATTATAGGTTCTAGGTTATTAATTCCACCTAAAGCTTTATTTAATCCAGTACATATAGAAGAAATAAATTCAAACAAATTAACATCTCCTCTATCATCGGGTTTTAAACATTCTAATATAAATTCAAAATTTAAAAATATATTTAATGGATATGCTGAGTTTGGGTTATCACTTTCTCCATTGTCAATCTCTCTAAAAAAAGGAAGTTCAGGATAAACTTGAGTGTTTTTGTCAGGATTGCCTGCATAAAAATTACTATTTCTAACAATACAAACTCTTGGATCTAATGATATTTGATTTGGTAAAGAATACATATAAGTTTCCCACTCATTAGTATCTATTTCAAATACTTGAGGATTCGAATCATGATCATCTCCAATTTTTATTCTAGGAAGAACATTTTCTTTAATATATTCTAGTAAGTAACCAAATCTAAGGTAAAATTGTTTTGGTTTAGAATTAATACGACATGCATCTTTAGGGCCTGCATCTTTAATAGGATTGGTAATTTTAGCAGTGGTGCTTTTTAATTGTTTATAAGTTACCTTAACACCAGTATATCCATTATCTTCATACTTTTTTCTGAGTTCTCTTGCAT